ACCCTTCCGGTTGGCATTAAATCGTTAATCCTACCAAAATACCCCCGACTGCATCTTTTCCGTCTTGCTCACGCTCTTTCAAATGCGCTTGTGCAAGTTCGCCGGCTTCTTCAAATAATTTCAACGCTTGTGCCGTGCTATTTTCCGGATTGTCCAATCCTCGTTCTTTTGCCCCCTTTTCGACACGGTGCGCTAGTAATTCCATGTTTGCTGTCATAATTCGATATCATCTCCAATCTCTACTTTTTCAAATTTCTCCTCACTCACCACAAACACGTTCCTATTAACCGTGATAGTGAATAGCTTTCCGATTTTTCGTTTTTCTTCCACCTTACCCGTAATATGATACTTGCTATCTGCATGATATACTAGCAAGGGTTTTTGTGATTCACGCTGCATGAATAACAAGCAGGTTGTTAGTAAGGCATAGCCAATTAAAAAGCGTTTCATTCCTTAACCTCCAAAAGCTCTGGATTTTCGTAGTTTACATCTAAAAATTTACCTAACCAATTAATTACTTCAAAACTAGGTAGCTTGTCTTTCTTTCTGTTGACGCAGTAATTTGAAATAACAGAGTCTAAAAAACTTCTGCTACTGTTGAAATTTGGATGTGCTAAAATATGCTTTTTCAACCTCTCTGCGATTGATGTATTTGGTACATATTTCAATTGTTTTCTGACATGTTCATAAAACATTTTTGCTTCTTTGCTCATTTTAACAATCCTTTCAACTGTTTTCTAACAAGACTAACTTTCGGGAAATCTGCTATTGCTTTATTACCATTTATGACAATAAACTTTCTCAACATTTTAGGGTTTTGCTGTGTCAGTTCTAATACCTGGTTAAAATTCAACTTTCTGATTTGGCTCATATAATGCCCGGAACAAAATTCAAAATTATTGATAAAGCATTGCTTGATAAGTTCATCTGTCCATGATTTTTTGATTTCGTATTTAACTCCTAAAAAATCAAGTTCCTCTTTCACCTTTTGTAAAAGTGGATTTTTAGGATTTGTGTTAATAATAATCATAAATACTCCTTGTTTTCGTAAATATTTCCGACAACTTCAAAATTTCCTCCGTGGGAAAAATTAGACATATAATCAACATTCCAGCGGTCATCGTGTGGTTTCAAACGATAACTTCCTCTCTCATTATCGTAAAAAACAGTATAAGTGCTATCAAGAACCCGAACGATATCCCCCTCAAAGATTTCCTTCCCGTTCTTGTCTTTTAGTCCTGTTGATTGCATGAGTTCGATTTCGTCAGCGTGTGTATTAGTTCCAAGGTCTCTTCCACGAAATAATACAGTTGTGACATTCCCTTCGTCATCAAAACGTACCCGTTTAACTTTACCCATTTCCTCCCACGTCTTGTGCCATGCTCTAAATCTTGGTATCATAATCTCACCTCATCACCAATTTTCAAAAATTCGTAGTTGTCTTGCGATACCACGAAAATGCCGTAGTTCTGTATCGTGATCGTGTAGAGTTCGCCAATCTTCTCCTTGTGGACGACTCTGCCTTTGATTTCTGCGCCTTTATTGTCTGCTTTATATACCATAATCGGGCGCTTTTCTTCTAGTTTTTTAATGTGGATACATTGCCAGATGTTCAATCCAGCAGATAGCAGAATCCATACTACTATAAATCGTTTCATTTTCCCCTTTTTCCATCATAAGTAAAGAATGACATCACTTGCTTTGGATTTATATAAACATTCCCAACGTGCATCAAATGTCTATTGTTAAACTGGCTAGTTAACCGTTTCACGTCATCTTCGCTACAATCAAATAACTCAATTTTGCTATTATCAAGCAAATAAATTACAATTTTCATTTTTCCAACTCCTTTTTAACTTTTTTTAAAATATCTATGACTAATTCTTGTGGGATATTCGACCGTTCGTTGTATGAATGCGAAAATTTTTTTAAATTCAATTCTATTGGCAATTTCTCGTTTTTTAAATTTAAGTTAATATTTCCGCTAAAACGTGTAGCTTTTTTTACAGGATAATCATAATTGTTATATTTTGTATGGTTTTCATAAGGCAACTTAAAACCTAGTACAACCTCGATATATTCCCATAATCTACCATAAGCAGGATTTTCAATTATCCAAAATTTGGGCTTATATCGTTTTATGATTTCAACTGTATTGAAAGCACACAACTCTCCATTAATCCGTTTCATAAGTTGTTTATCTGGATGAAATTGATAATTTTCAAAATCGCTAGCATACCTTACAGTAAACTTTGAAAGAGGTATTTGTGGTTCAAACAATCCGTCCCCTCTCTCTTGCTTCCAACAGGCATTTCCTCTATCCATTGCGCTAGCGTTTGACCAGCTTTCACAAGGTGGACTTGCTATAATTAAGTCTGGCTTTGGTAATTGGTCAAGCGTATCAAAAAGCGTATTATCTCCAAAAAGCCTTGAATAGTCTGCTAAGTTTAACGGTATAAAATGATTGTTCTTGTTTTCGATATCAATACCAATCGGATACACTTTAATCCTCGCCCCCCCCGAACTATTGAGGGTGTTGACGGCTTTTGTGTATGAACCATTGCCACTATCAAACAATGCCCATACTATCATTCTTCCAACTCCTTTAACTGCTCTTCCATTTTCTTTTGTTGCTTCTTCAGGAACTCACGATGCGCAGTCCGTCCTTGTGCGAACTTGCCATTGCATTTTGTAGAATATTTCTCGATCTCTTCCTTAGTTTTCTCAATCGAGTGTTTTAATCCTTCGATTATTGTTCTGTCACTAGCTCATCATCATTGTATTGTTTGCAAATCTCTCCGATTGACGACACAGCCCATTGCCAGTAAGCATCTGTTCCAAATCCGACCTCTTGGCTTTTCTGATTGCTGCGTGCCATCCATTCCGGAATTTGTCTGCTAAAGAAATCAATGTAATCAATCTTCATTTCAATTCCTCAACTTTGATATAGATCCCGACTGTGTCTGCCCAGAATTTCTCGGCAATCTCGCTGGCCACTTGGGCATCGTCTTTCCAGTATCCAAGTTTCGTCATGCAGTCCTTGAGTAATTTCTGCAAATTATCCGTATCCGGCTTTGTAGTCTTGTACTGGCCATCATAGCTTTTTTTGATACGAGGGAAACACCACTTGACTGTTAGTCGAATCGCTCCTTTAATTTTATTCGGAGGGACATGCTGCGCAAGCAAGCTCTCAAATTTCATCCTGGCATTTTTCAAATCAGCCGGCTCATAAAAGATTGGCTTTCCAAATTGGACGTTTACCTTTTTTTGCTGGTGAGTCGTAGTCGGAATTTTTTGCATCGGTAAAAAGAATTCAATCATCATAGTCTACACCTTTCCACTGACCAGTTTCAGGATTATAGACGATGTAGCCAGCTGTTTTTAGTTGGTCTTTTACCCAATTTAAAAGAGTCGGCTGATTTGCAACCCATTTCAAAACTTCAGAATCGGAATACCAAAAATCTTGCCCCGGCAACGTGTGATAAAGCGGTGGCATTTTTTTGCCTATTTCCAAATTCACTGAATACTTTTTCTTTCGACGGACCATTTTTATTTTTCCTTTCTTTTTTTATACGCGCCTAAGTTCAGAGTGAAGGACAGGGTTACAGGGTTACAGGGGGCGTAGCTCAATCGCCCCTGTTCCTGTACCTGTTCTTCTGAACTCTCAGGGACATTTTCCTAAATATCTCTCCTTAAAGAGGGAGATATTCTGTCCCTGGTTTTGTCCCTCGGACATATCGAATATTTTATCGATTTGTCCCTTGTTTTTTATACTCAACAGACAGAGGGACATTTCGATTTTTGTCCCTCAAAAGATAGGGACATTTCGATTTTTGTCCATCGATATGTCCATCGATATGTCCATCGATATGTCCTTGTCCCTATTCATTTATATTTGAGCTTTTAGGGACGATTTCCTTGTTTACAATTTCAAACTTTCCGTTGTTTTTTATCCACCTACGGACTGTTTTTTCGCTTACTAATTTATCTTCGGTAGAGAAATAAGCTACCAAACTTTCGAGAGTTACCGGTTCGATGCCATCATTCAAAATTCCGATTGCAGTCTCAACTTTCTTGGCTTTATCTTCTTTAGTTTCTTTCTTTTCGAAATTTTTCTTCCATGGAGAATTTTTTCCATTTACATCTTCACCTAACTGTATATCCGCCAATACGCCTGATTCATCAAGTGCATGTACTGGATAGCTGAACCACATATTCACCGGATTGAACTTGGCAAACTCTCGAAGCGTACCTTCTACACGCCACGCAGTAGCTATTTGGATTTGCTTGCGAACTTCTTCAAGCTTATCTACATAAGGAGCGCGATCCATGACATCTGGAATCCCTTTTTCGAAGTGTGTTCTCATCTGCACTGAGCTTAATAGGTCATCTAACCCGACATTTTGTTGGTAATATCGGTTATTACGTTCTTGCAGTGCACGTTGGTAGAGTTGGCACGTTGCTTGGTTTAAACGCTGCGTTAGTAATTCTTCTGACACTTCCAACTCTACTAAGTCGATAAGCGCGTCAGGATCCCGAGCGAATACGCCCGAACCACTAGCGCGGTCCATAGACTTCTTGCCGCCTTGAGAACCTTTTGAGTGGTGATGGCAGTAGATGACCGAGCAACCAAGTTCTGTAGCCACTTTATCAAATTGATTGGTAAAGTGTGCCATCTGATCTGCACTGTTCTCGTCACCAGTTAAGACCTTGTAAATCGGGTCAATGATGACTGCGATATAGTTCTTTTTCAAAGCTCGACGGATGAGTTTAGGTGCTAGCTTGTCCATCGGTACGGTCTTCCCGCGAAGGTTCCAGATATCGATGTTGTTGATATTTTGCGGAGCCAATCCCATAGCTTGATAGACATCTCGGAAGCGATGTAGGGCAGATGGTCGGTCTAACTCCAGATTGACGTATAGCACACGCCCTTGGGTACAATCCCAACCGAGCCACTTATTCCCTTCAGCAATCGCGATTGACATCTCAATCAATGCGAATGACTTACCGGCTTTTGAAGGTCCAGCAATCAGCATTTTATGACCTTGACGAAGGACTCCTTTAATCAACTCAGGCGCCAATTCTGGCAAGTTATCCCAGCTATCCGAAAGTGATTCTGGATCAGGTAAATCATCGTTCAAATCTTCGATGTATTGATACCATTCATCCCAATCAGCCTTACCGATATTCGTATCTACTAAGAATTGTTTTTGGCCGTTGCGGATGAAACCTGGCATGCGTGATAACCTACTTGGATTTCGGTTCTGCGTGTCGACGATGATTCCGTTCTTTTGACAAATCTTATAAAGATAGTCAACACGATTGCGATATTCTTCGTAGTTCTTAGCATCTACCTTAACGATAGCATGGAGTGATTTATTTCCACTGTGGACCAAAGCGACAATCGGCAATTCAAGTTCTTTATAGATTGCGTTTTGCTTGTCAATTGGCATACTGTCAGATTCAACCAGGGCATACCTGAAATCTGTCACGTTTTCGTTCTTGGCACCTTTGCCATCCATAGGATTGAATCGAACCCATGCGCCAGCTTCTTCGTGGTAATCGCCAAGGACTGCACCGATATCGCCATTACATTTACTAAGAGCTTCAATCAATTGTCCAGCAGTACGGTCATAAGCTCCCTTAGTTGGCAGCCATTTGACAATCTCACCTGTTTCATCGTCAGTCTTCGGATAACATTCGGTGACGTAGCCAACATTTTCGCTAGCTTCAAAGAGCGTTTCAAGGTATTTGATAATTTCCTGAACTGGATTCCAGACTGTCGGTTCGTGGATTTCCTTCCCTTCAATCCAGTCTTTATCAATGACACGATAATCACGGTCAATTGTATCTGTCCAACCTAACTCATGAGCGTTCTCGCTATCGTAGCCAGATTGCGACACCCAACCATTTTCTTTCGCAAGTTGGGTAATCGTGGCACCTGTCACGATTGTTCCTGCTTCTTCGTTGAAAGTATCCCATTTCTTGAAGCATTCAAATTTCTTATACCGGCTATCATTTTGCGACCAATTGTCCCAATCAGATGCCGTGTATCCTTCATGTTTAAGAGCCATACCAATATTGACCCATGTTTGATAGTCTACCGTGGCAGGATTGATGTAATCCAGCAACGGCAATAAGTTAAAATCATTCTCTGCCACTGTTTTCTCCTTCATTAATTTGGCACATATTCAGACGGTCGCACGCCTGTAGGCAATCTCCATCCATTAGCAGCGATACGATCAATCATGTTTCTAGCGTGGTCAAATTGCCACATGCCCACATCTTTGAAACCACGACCTTCCAGGAAGCGAATCTGTTTTGGTGTGGTCAAGCCTTCTGATTGTCGCTTGTGCAATCTATCCAGTAAGAGGTTAGCTTTTCCTGCATTACCTACTTCGTCAGTAAAGATTCCATATTTTTCAAGCGCTTTGATTTGCTTATCGCTAAGAGGTGCCATCTCCCATCCAAAGTTTGGCACGTAGTTCGACAAGTCTTCTGCATGGATAGACATTTCGAATTGCAACGGATCTACTAGCTTGCGCTTACGCTTACGCATTTCTTCCAATTGTTTGGCTAAGGCTTCCTCGCGTTGAGCGACTACGTCTTCTGCTGCCTTCACTTCCATATCTTCAAGGTCAAGCATGACACCGGTCTGCTCTTCCATGTTCTCAACCATTTTCTGAGCAACTTCTGGAGTTTCACAAATCAAGTGAGCTGGACGGCATAGCTCGTGGCGTTCTGTATGCCAAAGGAAGTCAAGCAAAAGCAACTCTTCTTTCCCTGGATGCAAA